TACATGACTCTTATGGAGTAGAAATACTTGGAGAATCAGTTATCAACTAATAACTACTTTCTTATGGCGGAGAAATCCGCCATAGGATATAAGGAGATATTATGGATATAAAATTAACAAATGGCAAAAAAACCATCACTAGATCAAAAGAACAATACGAAGCAAATATAAATCATTTTATTAAAAGAGGTTTTACTCCTCTTGATAATGTTAAAAAAGAAATTAAAAAAGCGACTATAAAAGACATTTCTGATAAAGTTGTTGAATTAAAAACAAAGAAAAGAAAAACAAGGAAAAAGAAATGAATGATATAAAAAAATATTGGAATATGGCAAAAGATAATCCTAAAGTAACTGCTGGTGTTATTATTGTTGCTGTTATCATATTAACTTGGGTGTTCTAATATGGCTAATTATACAGGTGCTAATGTAATTAATGCTGGAGATGTATCAAACTATCAAGCAGATGTTTATGATTTTGGTTTTTCCTCTACATCATCAGAGGTTACTTTTTTTATAGAACAAACAACAAATGATATTTTAAGACAATTAAGAACTGAATGGTGGTCAGTATATAAACAGAATGTATTTACTGATATAACAGTTTTAAATACTGCTGAGATGGATAATACAAAAGTTAATTTAGATCAGTTTAAAAGGGCTGGTGCTTATTTATTTTTAGGAAGATTTTTTTTACCAAACTTAACAAAATTTAGACCTGAAACAGATAAAGACAAATTTGAAAGAATGGCTGAGTATTATATGTCAGAATATAATAAGGAATGGAGAGCAATTTTAGAAGATGGTGTTGAATATGATGCAACAGCAGATGGCACTATACAGGTTAATGAACGAGAGCCTTTACATGGATTTAGAAGATTGACTAGATAATGGCTTTAGATGTTAAGATAAAAACAAACAGCAAAGCTATAGAGAAAAGATTTCAAAGATTAGAGAGTAAGTTTCCATCTATTATTGATAAAGGTATTCTACAAGGTGGTTTCCAATTATTAGATATTGTTAGAACTAAAACAGCAAAAGGGGTTGATTTCAGAGATACACCATTTGCTCCATATTCTGCTAGTTATCTAAAACAATTACAAAGAGAAGGAAAACCAACCAAAGTAGATTTATTTTATTCAGGAAGAATGTTAGGTGCATTAACACCATCAAGAAGAACTATTAAGAAAACAGGTAAAAACAAAGTATCTATATCATTTAGTAATGCACAAATGAGACAGAGAGCATTATTCAATCAAGTATTGAACGAGCCTAAAAGAGAATTTTTTGCCTTTAACAATAGAACAGAAAAGATTATAAACAAACAATTCAACAGATTTGTTGCAAAAGAATTAAAGAAAATGAAACTATGAGTGTAAGAGAAAATATAGCATCTAATTTATTATCAGTTATATCTGCAATATCTAGTCCTGATATTATAAAAGCAACTAGACAACCTTTTCAATTAGACGAGTTATCAGATAAACAATATCCAGCAGTAATAGTTCAAACATCAGAAGAAACTAGAGAAGATTCAGAATTAGGAGATGGTGCTAGAACTAGAATAGGCACTATTGATTTTGTTATACTTGGTTTTGTTAAAGGTGCAGAAGTTAATATAGATACAAAAAGAAACGAATTGATTACTGCTATTGAAACTGCATTAGAATCTGATATTACAAGAAGTAGCAACGCACTAGATACAGAAGTAACAAGTGTAGAAACAGATGAGGGTACATTGTTTCCTATTGGTGGTATAAGAATGGTTGTAAGATGTACTTATGAGTTCCAAGCTGGAACTCCATAAACAAGGAGAAGATATGGCAAGTAAAGATAAAATTATAGATAAAATTGAAAAAAAGATAGATGCAATAGAAAAGTTGCACGATAAAGAATCAATCATGTGTGAAGAAGTCAAAGATTTATTAGCTGATTTAAGAGACCAAGAAGAAGATGAAAAATGGGAAGATGACTCAGAAGAAGATTTTGACGAAGATAATGATGACGAAGATATTGACGAAGAAGAAGAAAACTAATAAAAGGACTTATGGCTAAAGACATTAAATTATATAAAGATGGGCATGAAATAAAAATTAACGAAACTCAACTTGAAAATTTTTTAGATTTAGGCTGGAAACAAGAAAAACAAAACAAGCAAACAAGTAAAAAGGAAAATAAAACATGGCAACACATCATGGAAAAGAAGGAGTCGTAACTGCTGGAGGATCAGGTATTGGCGAACTAACAGGTTTCACTTTAGAAACTACTGCTGATGTTGTAGAAGATACAGCTTTAACAGATGCAACTAAATCATTTGTTGTTGGAAGAACATCATTTTCAGGAACTCTTGAAATGAGTTATGATGAAACTGACTCTCCACAACAAACACTAACTGCTGGAAGTGAAATAGCTTTTATTTTATTACCTGAGGGTAATAGTTCAGGAGACGAAAAATTTACAGGAACAGGAATTATTACAGGAATGTCAGTCACTAATGGCATGGATGCAGTAATTACAAGATCTGTCACTTTTCAAGGCACAGGAGCATTAACAAGAGGAACTGTCTAATAATATTTTATGAAATTTATTGACAGAGCAAAATCTCATTTTGAGTCTCTTGGTGTTCAACATATTGAAGTTGAAGAATGGAAAGACGAAGCTGGTAATCCAAGTGTAATATATTGGAATCCAATTACTCTATCTGAAAAAAATAAACTATTTAGAAAATCTGATAATCTTAATGATGTGAGTATTCTTGCTGATATTCTAGTTATGAAATCACTAGATAAAGATGGCAACAAATTATTTACATTAGAAGATAAACTTGGTTTGATGCACAAAGTTGATTCTGATGTACTCTCTAGGATAGCAACTGCTATGGTACAAGCTATCAATCCTGAACAGGTAAAAAAAAACTAAAATCTGAGCCTCAATTAAAGAATTGTTTTATTGTAGCTGATAGACTAAAAATATCTTTAAGAGAAGTTTTACAAATGGAAGAATGGGAGTATAACCATTGGTTAGGCTATCTTTTATTAGAAAGCGAAGAACACGAACAAGCTATGAATAAAGCGAGGCACAGATAATGGCACAAAATTTAGTATTAAATATATTAGCAAAAGATAAAACCAAACAAGCTTTTAATGGTGTCAGGGCTGGATTATCAAATTTAAGAAGTGCAGTATTCTCTGTTCAGGGTGCAATTATTGGTATTGGTGGTGGACTTGCTATTAAATCAATTTTAAATGTTGGCTCAACTGTTGAACAATTAAGATTAAGATTCGCTTTCTTATTTAAAGGTGTCAAAGAGGGAGACAAAGCTTTTCAAGGATTAATAGACTTTGCTGGTAGAGTACCTTTTTCACTAGAGGAAATTCAAGCTGGTGCTGGAAACTTAGCTGTTGTCACAAAAAATGCTGAAGAATTAAATGAAGTTTTAAAACTTACAGGTAATGTTGCATCGGTCACAGGATTAGATTTTAGAACAACAGCAGAACAAATACAAAGATCATTTTCTTCAGGTATTGGTAGTGCAGATTTATTTAGAGAAAGAGGTGTTAGAGCATTATTAGGATTTAAAGCTGGAGTACAGGTCACAACAGAAGAAACAAAGAAAAGATTTAGAGAATTATTTGGAGAGGGTGGAGAGTTTGAAAAGGCTACTGAAGTTCTATCAACTTCATTTACAGGTACTTTATCAATGCTATCTGATAAACTATTTAAGTTTAGATTAGATACAGCACAAGCTGGTTTCTTTGATTTTATAAAACAAGGATTAGCAGAAGTTAATAAATTAATAGAAAACAACTCTGAAGTATTAACAAGTTTTGGACAAAAGTTATCTGCTGGTCTTATTACAGCAACAAAACAAATTATATTAGGTAGTGCTGTAATTATACAAGCAATAAAACCAATATTTTCTTTTGTTGGACAATCCTTGTTAGGTCTTTTTGATTTTTTAAGAACTTTGCCTGAGGGAGTTAGGACTTTTGGTATTCTTGGTTTCTTAATGCTTGGTGGAAAAGGCAAAGCATTAGTTATTATAATAGGTGGTTTTATAGATGAAATAAGATCAATGATGGGTAGCTTACTCATGGATTTTGCTGGTTTCAATCAAAAGATATTAGAGATAAGAAAATCACTTGGATTAGTAAGTGATGAAAATTTTGTTAAAATATTAAATCAAAACAATCAATTAGTTGGTATAGCAACAAACTTAAAGAAACCAATAAATGAATATAGAAAAGAACTTGAAGCAACGAGTGATGGTTTAGATACAACAACTAAAAAATTAAGAGAATTTTTAAATAGTTTAGAAGCAAAAGCTTTACTATCAGCAAAACAAGTAGAAGAAATATTAAATAAACTAAAAGGTGCAACAGAAGAAAGTAAAAAGGTTGGATTAGAATTAGGTAAAGTAAAAGACAATATACTTACTGCATTTAAAAAAGATTTTGAATCTATAAACCAAACATTGGGTAAAATGGCACATAGTGGTATCAAAGCATTTTCAAGATCATTAGCTGAAGCTGTTGTTATGGGTAAAGACTTAAATATGTCTATGAAACAATTAGCACAAAAAATTATGGTTGATTTATTAGCATTTACAATTCAAATAGTAATACAAGAAGCTATTAGATTTGCACTAGCTGGTAAAATTTTTAAAACAAAAGATAAAGAAAAAAATACTGCAAGAGAACTTGGTATTTTAAATAGCATTGACAATGCCTTACACAAAACAAAACTACAAACATTAAAAGCACAAACAGCAGAAATGGAAAAACAAAAAAAAATACAAGCTACAACAATGTTAATGTCAGGAAACCCTTTAGGATTTTTAGGTTTTATGGCAAAAGGTGGAGCAGTATCAAAAGGTAAGCCTGTTGTAGTTGGAGAAAGAGGTGCAGAAGTATTTGTTCCAAACAGCACAGGTCAAATAACACAATCAGCTAGAGGTACAGGTGGTAGAGCAGTTAATGTTAACTTTACAATTAACACAATAGATTCAAGAGGATTTAGTGATGCTTTACAAGAGAACAGAGGTACTATAACAGGAATAATAAACAATGCTTTAGCAGAAAAAGGAAGAAGTGAGTTAGTATAATGAGTGGTGCATTTCCAATATCAACATCTAAATTTGAAACATTAGGTATCAAGTCAATTCAAAATACAATTATATCAAAATCAATCTCAGGAAAAAAACTAGCAAGACAAGTAGATAATCAAAGATTTGGTTTTACAGCTAGAATTATTACAGCAAAAAGATCAGATGTTTATGGAGAACTTATGGCTTTTATAATTAAACAAAGATCAGGAAAAGAAAACTTTACAATAATCCCACCTGAAATAGAGGATGCTAGAGGAAATGTTAGTGGTACTGTTCTTGTAAATGGTGTTCACGCAATTGGAGACACTACAATAGACATTGATGGCATGACAGGAACTTTGAAAGCTGGAGACTTTGTTAAATTTGCATCACATAATAAAGTTTATATGGTAGTTGCAGATGCAACAGCCGATGGGTCAAACGAAGCAACAATTACAATAGAGCCACCTCTCATAACTGCATTAGCCAATGATTCTGCTGTTACTTATGATAATGTTCCTTTTACTGTGCATTTAATAAATGATATTCAAGAGTTTGGCACAGTAGGTGCTGATAAAGATGGTAATGTTTTATATCAATTTGAGTTGGATGTTGAAGAAACTCTTTAATGAAAAAATATAAGATTACACACTTAATTAGTGCTGAATTTGAAGCTACTGCTATTGTAAATGAAGATGAGATTGACGAGCAAACAAACGATTTAAAAGCTTACAAAAAACCTGATAGCAAATTTAATTTTACCATGATAAAAGGTACAGAAGCTATAACTAGAACATATTACGAGGAACATGGCACGAACACTAACGACAGCAGTAAAAAACGAGTTATTAACAGGTCAGATTAGACCCATACATCTTATTGAAATAGGATTTTCAACACCTGTATATTTAACTGATAACAGCTTTGATTTAACTTCTTCAATATCAGGTACAAGTAGAACTTACACTTCTTCTGCATTTTTAGTTGGTGGCTCATCATTTGAAGAACAAACAGATATTACAAAAACATCATTAAGCTTATCTCTATCAGGTGCAGATACTACATTTATATCTACTGTATTAAATGAGAATGTTGTTAATGATACTGTTGAAATATACAGAGGATTATTAGATTCAAACAATTCAATTATAGCTGACCCAATATTATTATACTCAGGAAACATAGATACATTTGAGATAGCTGAAACAGAAACTCAATCAAATGTTAAATTAATAATTGTATCACATTGGGCAGACTTTGATAAAAAGTCAGGCAGAAAAACAAACAATGCTTCTCAGCAAAGATTTTTTAGTACAGATGTTGGAATGGATTATTCAAGTGAAACAGTTTTAGATATTAAGTGGGGTAGAGAATGACAACTTTTGATGAGATTATTAACTTGTACTATAAGTTTGATAAATATAAAAAAAATACATATCCTGAGTTATACTATCATATTTTACCTTCAATAAATCTTAATCAGTACAAAATATTTAAGGATGAACAAGGAATATTTGGTTTTGTTAATTGGGCTTATCTAAGTAAAGAAATAGAAAATTCATACATTAAAACATCCACAATTTATAAAAATGAATGGAAAAGTGGTAATTTTTTATGGTTATATGATATTATTATAATTAGAAATAGCAAAGAGGTTATGTCTTGGGTTTATAACTATTTTAAAAAATTATTAAAAACAAACGAATCTATATCTTGGTTGCGTTTAGATAAAAACGACAAAGTATATAGAGTTGCCAAAAAATATAAAAGGGAGTTTCATAACTAATGGGTAGCAAAGTAAAAGAAATAATAAAGCCTGTTATATCAGCATTTAATATCTTTAATGGTGGATTTAATCCATTTGTTGCATTAGGTGTAATGGCTATTGGTTGGTTGTTTATGAGATCAATGAAACCTGATGTTCCTGACTTTGGTACAAATGATTTTGAAGAAACTGAAAGAGGTATATTATTAAATAAACAATCTAACAATGCTTGTGTTCCTGTAATTTATGGAGAAAGATTAGTTGGTGGTACTAGAGTATTTATAGAAACTTCAGGAACAGATAATACTTATTTATATGTTGCTTTAGTATTAAGTGAGGGAGAGGTAAATTCAATAGAACAAATAAAAGTGGATGACAAAGTAGTCACATTTGATGGTGCATTAACTCATGGCACAGTAAGAGAAGTAGCAAGTAGCGATAGTAATTTTTACAAAGACTCTACAAGTCATATTCAAATACAAGCATTTATGGGAACAGATGACCAAGTAGCATCAAGTGTTTTAACACCTTTATCATCATGGGGAAGCAATCATAGATTAAGAGGTATTTGTTATTTAGCTTTAAGGTTTAAATGGAATCAAGATGTATTTGGTGGAATACCAACAGTACAAGCAAAACTTAGAGGTAAAAAGATTGTTACATTGGCATCTAACTTATCAGAGCAAACAGCATCCTTTTCTACAAACCCAGCTTTTTGTTTATTAGATTATTTAAGAAACGAAAGATATGGAAAAGGTATTGCTACATCAAGTTTAGATTTACAAAGTTTTTATGATGCTTCACAAGTTTGCGTTACACAGGTTACACCATTTTCAGGTGGTAGTGATATAAATTTATTTGATTGTAATGCTGTTGTAGATACATCAAAAAAAGTATTAGACAATGTAAGAGATATTGTAAAAGGAATGAGAGGTTATCTTCCTTATGTTCAGGGTAAATATAAATTAGTTATTGAGACAACAGGTACAGCTTCAGTATCTTTAACAGAAGATGATATTATTGGTGGGTATGCTTTAGCTTCTCCTACAAAAAATTCTAAATATAATAGAGTTATTGCTTCTTTTATAAATCCTGACAGAAACTATCAAGTAGATGAAATTCAATTTCCACCTATTGATGATTCAGGATTAGCAAGTGCAGATCAACACGCAACTATGAAAACAGCAGATGGTGGATTTTTGCTAGAGGGTAGATTTGATTTTAGAACTATTACTTCTCCATATCAAGCTGAGGAGATGGCTGAGATTATACTTAGACGAAGTAGAGAATCTTTAGGTATTAGTATTAACTGTGGATTTAAAGCTTATGAATTACACATAGGAGATATTGTAAATGTCACTTTATCTAGTTTAGGTTTTTCAAGTAAATCTTTTAGAGTTTTATCTATGACATTTAAAGAAGATTATACTATTGATTTAAACCTTATAGAATACCAAGCATCTCATTATACATTTGCAACCAAAGGACAAGTTTCTAGTACACCATCAACTACTTTACCAAATCCTTTTACAGTTCAAGCACCAGCTAGTGTAACTTTATCAGACACTTTAGTTGAATATAATGATGGAACTGTAATTGTAGCTTTAGATGTTGCTATTGGTGCTTCACCAGATCAATTTACAGACTACTATCAAGTAGAATACAAATTAAGTACAGACTCAAATTTTATTATTTATGCACAAGGCTCAGGATTAAATCACAGGGTTTTAAATGTAATTGACCAACAAACTTATGATGTAAGGGTTAAAGCAGTTTCAACTCTTGGGATTTCTTCTTCTTATGTATCAGCACAAAGAAAAATTGTAGGTGCAATATTACCACCAAGCGATGTTTCTGATTTTTCTTGTAATATTACAGGACAAGATGCTCATTTAAGTTGGACAGCTATTACAGATTTAGATTTAGCATTTTATCAAATTAGATATGCTTCAGAAACAGATGGTACTGCTGATTGGCAAAACTCTGTTAATTTAGTTACAAAAGTTTCAAGACCAGCTACATCAATAACTGTACCCGCTAGGGCTGGAACTTATCTTATTAAAGCAGTAGATAAATTAGGTAATTTTAGTTCTAATGCAACAGCTATTATTTCTAATGTTACAGATGTTGCTGGATTTAATACAATCACCACTCAAAACGAACATCCATCCTTTAATGGAACTTTAACAAATACAGTAATAACAGATAATGCAATTGAATTAGATTCTTCAGAGTTGTTTGATTCTGCAAGTGGAGATTTTGATGACGAAACTACAAGATTTTTTGATTCAGGTGTTGCTAATGCAGACTTCAACACAAGTGGTAATTATGAATTTGAAGATGTTATTGATATAGGTGCAAAACATACTGTAAGAATAACAGCATTTTTGACTCAAACATCAGACAATCCTGATGACTTGTTTGATAATAAAAGTGGTAATTTTGATTCTGCTAGTTCAAACTTTGATGGAGATACACCAGCCAATTGTGATGCACATATAGAAATAGCAACTAGCGATGATAATTCTACATTTACATCTTTCCAAAATTTTGTAATTGGTAATTATACAGCTAGATATTTTAAATTTAGAGTTGTTTTAACATCAACAGACCAAGCATCTACACCTGTTGTATCTGAGGTTTCTGTTACAATAGATATGCCAGATAGGATATTTAGTGGAAATGATATTGTTAGTGGGTCAGGAACTAAATCAATAACATTTACAAATCCTTTCAAAACTGTTAATTATGCAGTAGGAATTACAGGACAAGGAATGTCAACAGGAGACTATTTTTTAGTAGAAAGTAAAACTATAAATGGATTTAATGTAACTTTTAAAAATAGTTCAAATACAGCAATTTCTAAAACATTTGATTTTATTGCAAAAGGATTTTAAAGGAGTATAAGAAATTATGGCACAACATGACATGAATATTGCTAACCAATCTTTCCCTAGTTTTAGGACAGATTTAAACAATTCTTTATCTGCATTAAATTCAATGCACTCAGGAACTTCAAGACCAAGTGGTGCAACGACAGGCACTATGTGGCTTGATACCACAAACTCAGGGTCTAATAGTTTAACAATAAAATTCTTTGATGGCTCAGATGATATTACTTTTGCTACTGTAAATACTTCAGCAAATACAGTTGATTTTACAGATTCATCAGTAACCTTTGATATAGTTAATGATACTTCACCACAATTAGGTGGAGATTTAGATACAAATTCAAATAATATTAAAATAGACGATGCTCATTTTATTGCAGACGATGATGGAAACGAACAAATAATATTCCAAAAAACAGGGTCAGCAGTTAATGAACTAGAAGTCACAAATGCTTCAACAGGTAATCCACCGATACTCGGAGCAAGTGGAGAAACAAATGTTGATTTACACATTAAACCAAAAGGCTCAGGAGAAACAATTATAGGCTCAGGTGGTGCGTCTGCTACTTTAACAACAAGTGGAGCATACGATTTAATTTTAGATACAAATAAAGGAACAAACTCAGGTAATATTACTATTACAGATGGAGCAAATGGTAATATTGATTTTACAACAAATGGAACAGGTGCAATTAAATTTAACGATTTAGCTTATATACCACAACAAGCATTAACATCTTCATCAAATGCTGTGGCTTGGGATACTCAGGCAAAGCCAAACGCATATCATCTAACAACAGAAAACACTACTTTTGGTGTACCAACTAATCCTGTTGAGGGTGCTTTTATCTCATTAGAAATTAATTATGATGGCACACACACGATAGCTTTTAATACTGTATTTGAATTTGCTAGTTCAACTGCACCAACATTTACTTCAACAGATGGTAAAACAGACATTTTAGTTTTTCGTTATAATGGTGCTGTATGGCAAGAAGTAGGTAGAACATTAAATTTAAGTGAAAGTTAAAATATGTGGGCATTAGTAGAAGATAACTCAATATCAAAATTAATTACAAATCCTAAAGCTATGGTTATAGGTGATGTTCAATATTCAGCTAAAATATTTCAACTTTGGACAGAAGAAGAATTAAATAACATAGGTATTCATGAAGTAATCATAGACTCAACAAATAAAAAAGATGAAGAATATTATAATAACACAAACGAACAATATAATTTTGCAGACAATCAAGTTACAAAATCATGGGGAACTGCTACACCAAAAAGATTAGAAGATGAAGATGCTGTTGATGAAGATGGAGAAAATGTTTTAGATGAAGATGGCAACCAAGTAATTAATTATGGTTTAAAAACAGAAAAGAAAAAAATTATAAAACAACAAGCATCAGGATTATTAGCACCTACTGATTGGTATGTAGTAAAAGCTACAGAAGTTGCTGATTATTCTGTACCAGCAAATGTTACAACTTTTAGATCAGATGTAAGAGCAAAATCAAATGAAATGGAAAATCAAATAGATGCTTGTACTACTGTTGATGAACTAAAAGCATTATACGAATACACAACACAAGAAGATGGAACTCAAACAAGACCTTTAGCCGAATTTCCAAAGGAGATGTAAATGCCTTTAATACTTGGAACTAACTCCATAAAAGATACAGGATATGATGTTGCTAATTCATTAAGATTCAATGATGGCGATAGTCCAAGTTTAACTCAAACTCATTCTGGAGCTGGAAATAGAAAAACATTTACAATTTCAGCTTGGGTTAAAAGATCAACTTTATCTTATGATTATGCTTATATATTTACTGCTGGAACTTATAATTCTACTCAAATGGCACAGTTTAAATTTGATTCAAACGATCAATTAAACATATCAGGATATGCTAGTAATGGATCACAAGAATTTAGAGTTTTAACAAATCAAAAATTTAGGGATACTTCAGCTTTTTACCATTTATTAGCATCTGTTGATACTACACAAGCCACAGCTTCAAATAGAGTAAAACTATATATCAATGGAACTTTATATTCAGGTGGTTTTGTAGAAGCATCTTATCCATCAGAAGATTATGACTCTGCTTTTAATTCTGATATTATTCATAGTGTTGGAATTAGAAATGGCACAAGTACATATTATGATGGTTATATGGCTGAACTTGTTATGGTGGATGGATCAGCATTAGATTCAAGTTCCTTTGGAGAATTTGACGAAGATAGTCCTACAATATGGAAACCTAAAGATGTATCAGGATTGACTTTTGGTACAAATGGTTTTTATTTAGACTTTGAAAATGCAAGTAGTTTAGGTGCAGATGTATCAGGAAATTCTAATAACTTTACTGTAAATAATTTAACTAGCATAGATCAATCTACTGATACTTGCACAAATAATTTTTGTACTTTAAGCGTTACTCTTAATACAGCGATTGAATATAGTGAGGGTGCATTAAAGGGAGTTAAAGCATCAGGCGATAGTAACCAAAGACAATGGGGATCAACTTTTGCAGTTAATTCAGGAAAGTGGTATTGGGAATGTAAAAACCATTTATCTTCAACTAATCATTGGTATATTGGAATAATAGATGCAGAATCTATACCACATTCAATGACAAATTTTCCAGGCGATACTACAAAAAGTTATGGTATAAGAGGATCAGATGGAAATAAACTTTATAATGCAAGTGCTTCATCATATGGATCAGCAATATCTAATGGAGACGTAGTAATGATTGCTTTAGATTTAGATAATAAAAAAATTTGGTTTGGAGAAAATGGAACTTTTTTTAATAGTGGTGATCCAGCTGGTGGATCAAATGAAGCATTTGATATAACTGATGGCGATTTTTATATGCCATCATTTACTTCAACAGGTGGTGGTGGTGAGGGTTGGTTTTGTAATTTTGGATCTCCAGCATATAGTATCACATCAGGTAATGCAGATGGTAATGGATTTGGTAATTTTGAATATGCTCCACCATCAGGGTTTTTAAGTTTATGTAGTAAAAATTTAGGAGAAAATAGTTAATGGCAAATTATACAACAATAGATAATCCTGAATTATATTTTCAATGTAAAAATTATGTAGGTAGTTCTTCAGCACAATCTATCACTTTAGATGGCTCTGAAGATATGCAACCTGATTTTATCTGGTTTAAAAATAGAGAAACCGCTAGTAGGCATCAAAAATACGATTCTGCTAGAGGTGCAACTAAATTGCTTAATAGTGATGAGCCTGATGGAGAGCAAAC